AAAAGAAACTCTTACATACCCATAGAGGTGCATTGGAGTGAAGTTCCAGGCCGTGATGAGAAGTGGAAACAAGAAACCATCAAGAACACCTCTGAGTCTCAGTTCAACACAGAGTTTGAGTGTCAGTTTCTTGGTTCAATCAACACTCTTATCAATCCAAGTAAACTGAAAACACTTGCATACAGAAGTCCGATGAAGTCAAATGCTGGACTTGATGTATATGAGAATCCACAGAAAGATAAAACATATCTGTTGGTTGCAGATGTATCGAGAGGAACGTCTAACGACTACTCTGCATATGTAGTGTTTGATGTATCACAAGTTCCATATCGTATCGTTGCAAAGTTTAGGGATAACGAAATCAAACCTTTACTTTTCCCTCAAAAAATATATCACGTTGCAAAAGCATACAATCAAGCATTTGTTTTAGTCGAAGTTAATGACATAGGTGAACAAGTTGCAAATGCACTACAGTATGACTTAGAGTATGACAATCTAATCATGGCATCCATGAGAGGTCGTGCTGGACAGGTAATGGGTACAGGATTCTCTGGAGGTAAAGTGCAGTTAGGTGTTAGAACAACAAAGGCAGTCAAGAAGATTGGTTGTTCTAATCTAAAACAAATGGTAGAGGACAACAAAATAATTATAGAGGATTATGACCTTATTAATGAGTTATCTACGTTTATCGTCAAAGGTAGTTCATTTGAAGCAGATGATGGATGCACAGATGACTTGGTTGCGTGTTCGTTCTTATTTGGTTGGGCAACAGATCAGATGTACTTCAAAGAACTAACTGATAATGATATACGACAACAGATGTATCGTGAACAACAAGATCAACTTGAACAGGACATGGCTCCGTTTGGATTTATCGTTGATGGATTAGAAGAAGAGAATATAGGACAGATGACAGATGAATACGGAACACGTTGGTCTCCTGTCGTAAGAAAATATGACACCAACTGGTGATATTTAAATATCAATAATATCTGAATCTAATTTTTGAAAACAATTTCTACACACAATTTTGTTTTTTTCTATATACTTTATAACATCTTTTTTATCAACAGATTTTTTAGATAATGCTCTTATCTTTCTATCGTCAGGATAAAATTGTAAACATATTAGTTCAGATTCACCACAGACATAACAGGAGTTAGTCATAAGATAATCAGTTATCCATTTATCTTTTAATAACCGATGTCGTCTTGCAACTTTTTTGATAGTCGTTTTGTATTTCTCATAATGTGTTTTCATCATTGTATTTATAACTTCATGTTATAAACAAACGCATCTTGGAATGTGTTTTTTTATAAATATTTGGAAAGATAACTAATAGGGAGTAAAGTCATGTCGTTTTTAGTTTCTCCTGGCGTTCAAGTTAAAGAAATTGACTTAACGAATGTCGTACCAGCAGTTGCAACCTCAATAGGTGCGATTGCATCTGCCTTTGAGAAAGGCCCAGTCTCAGAGGTCACTAATATTAGTTCAGAAGAAGAGCTAGTAAAAGTTTTTGGTAAACCAAAGGGTGACAGTAATCAGTTTGAAAACTTTTTTACTGCGACAAGTTTTTTAGCATATACCGATTCTCTTAAAGTTGTTCGTGTAGAGTCTGGTATTTTAAATGCTACCGCTGGTAGCACAGGATTATTAATTCGTAATACAGAACATTACTTAGAGTCTTTTTCTACTGGACAAGGTTCAGTTGGTGAATGGGCTGCAAGAACTGCTGGAACACACGGTAACTCAATAGGTGTTTCAATATGTTCAGATGCAACAGATTACGAACAATCTGCTGTCACAACAACAAGTGCAGAGGAAGCTGCTGGACAAACGGTTATTTCGGTGTCTGACGCATCTGTGTTTGGTGTTGGTGACTTGGTAAACTTCGGTGAAACTGACGGTTTCGAGTATGAAGTTACTAATGTGGCTGACAGTGGTAATGATGACACAATTACAATTAAATTAAAAGATGACGTAAACGGTCAAGGATTACAAAGTACGATTTCAAGTGGTACAAATATTCGTAGACGTTGGAGATTTTATGATTTATTCGATGGAGCTCCAGGCACTTCTGATTTTGCTACACAAAATGGTAGAGGAACAAGTGATGAATTGCACATAGTCGTTTACGATACACAAGGTCTTATTTCTGGATTTGATGTAGATTCAAACGGTCAAAGAACAAATGCAGTATTAGAGACTTTTGCAAATTTATCAAAAAATCCTACAGCAAAGTCTCCTCAAGGTGATAGTATCTATTACCCAGATGTGATTTACAGACAATCAGAGTTTGTTTATTGGATGGATCACAATACAGGTGGAACAAATTGGGGAACTGATTTAGACGGTGCAACTCTTGAAGATTTGTTACTAGACGGAACGGACTCAAGTGGAACTGATGCTGGTGACAAAGTTCTTTTAGACCAGACAGATGGTTCTGGAACAGATGCTGGTGATAATATAGATTTGGAAGCTGGAACATCTGGTTATGCTGGATTGTCTGCACCAACAATATCAAACCTTGCTGGTGGAACAGATGACTATGCAGTAACAGCTGGTGAACTAGAGACTGCATACAATAGATTTGAGGACACAGAATCTTTAGATGTTAACTTAATTCTTGGTGGAAAAGGTGGTGGTGCTGGTGATACTTCATCATCACAAGATACACACGTTACCATGTTAACCACTCTTGTTGAAAAGAGAAGAGACTGTGTTGCGTTTGTGTCTCCATATCGTTCTGCAACAGTTGGACTAACATCAACCATAACACAAACAGATAATGTTAAAGATGCTTTTGACTTATGTCCATCATCTTCATACGTTGTGTTTGATAGTGCGTACAAATATTTGTATGACAAATATAACGATGTGTTTAGATTCGTACCACTGAACGGAGACACTGCTGGACTTTGTGCAAACACAGACTTAGTTCAAGATGCATGGTTCTCTCCAGCTGGTTTCAATCGTGGTAGATTGAGAAATGCGATTAAATTATCGTACAACCCAACAAAAGCAAACAGAGACATTTTGTATCGTGCAAGAGTTAACCCTGTTGTTAACTTCCCAGGCCAAGGTGTGACACTGTTTGGTGATAAAACTGCACTTGCAAAACCAAGTGCATTTGACAGAATCAATGTTCGTAGATTGTTCTTGGTTCTTGAAAAAGCAATATCAACTGCATCCAAGTTCCAACTCTTTGAGTTCAACGATGAATTTACAAGAGCCCAATTTAGAAACTTAGTTGAACCTTTCTTGAGAGATGTTCAAGGTCGTAGAGGTATACAAGACTTTTCTGTAATTTGTGATACAACCAACAATACAGGTCAAGTCATAGACAGAAATGAATTTATTGCAGACATTTTTGTCAAACCTGCTAGGTCAATTAACTTCATAACACTGAACTTCATAGCAACACGAACTGGAGTTTCATTTTCTGAGGTAGGGGGTTAATCATGGCACAAATAGACGATTTTAAAGCAAACTTAATAGGTGGTGGTGCAAGAGCCAATCAATTTAGAGTAACGATTACTCCACCATCTGGTATCGCAATAGGACTTGATGTTCGTAGAACTTCTTTTCTCTGTACTGCAAGTAATTTACCTGCATCAACATTAGGTGAAATTGCAGTACCATTTAGAGGTAGAAACATTTATGTTTCTGGTGACAGACCAGCTCCTGAGCCTTGGACTACCACATTCTATAATGATACTGACTTTATGATAAGAAATGCGATGGAGAGATGGCAAAACGGTATTAATGATTATGCAAATAATACTGGTGTCGTTGCACCCTCTGATTATCAAACCGATATATTTGTTGAGCAATTAGATAGAGATGACACGATTCTAAAAACTTACATCTTTAGAGCTTGTTATCCACTAACTGTGGCTGCTATTGAATTAACAAGTGCAGAGGCTGCGGAAATAGAGACATTTGAAGTTACTTGGAGATACCAACACTTTGAGCCATCTGGTGTAAGTTTCTAATTTTAACCTACTAAATAGTAGTACAAATTAGGAGATATATCATAATGGCAGAATTGTTTGGATTCAAGTTTGAAAAAATAAAGGACGATAAGGGGAGTGAGAAATTCACTCCCCCTACACCTGATGACGGCACACTCGATGTCGCTGGTGGTGGATTCTTTGGACAAATCCTAGACACTGATGGTAGAGAACGAACTGAACAGGATTTGATTCGTAGGTATCGTGATATTGCAAATCAACCAGAGTGTGATAGTGCGATTGAAGATATCATTAATGAGAGTATCGTATCAGATGAAAGAGACCAATCGGTTTCCATAGTTTTAGAACAACTACCTTACACTAAAAAAATTAAAGATACTATAAGAAAAGAATTTAATGAAATTCTTAGTCTTCTTGATTTTGACGTAAAAGGTCACGATATATTTCGTAGGTGGTATGTTGATGGTAGATTATTTTATCACAAAGTCATCAACAAGAAATCACCAAAAAAAGGTATCCAAGAGTTAAGGTACATAGAACCTAAAAAAATAAGAAAAGTAAGAGAGTTAAAAAAAGACCTTAAAAGTGGCTCCAGTGTAGAACTCATAAAAGGTGTCGAGGATTATTACATTTATAATGAGAAAGGATTACAAGTTTCTGGTGGAACTCAAGAGGGTATTAAGATTGCACCAGATAGTATTACATATTGCCCATCTGGTTTAATAGATCAAAACAGAGGTCACGTTCTTTCTTATCTACACAAAGCAATCAAACCTGTCAATCAGTTGAGAATGATTGAAGATGCAGTTGTCATATACAGAATATCAAGAGCTCCAGAAAGACGTATATTCTATATTGATGTTGGTAATCTACCAAAGATTAAAGCAGAACAATATCTAAAAGACGTAATGAATCGTTACCGAAACAAGTTGGTGTATGATGCATCCACAGGTGAGATTCGTGACGACAGAAATCATATGTCTATGTTAGAAGATTTCTGGTTGCCTCGTAGAGAGGGTGGTCGTGGAACAGAGATTACCACGTTGCCAGGCGGTTCTAATCTTGGTGAAATAGATGACATCAAATATTTTCAGAACAAACTGTATCGTGCATTAAATGTTCCTGTATCTCGTATGGAGGCAGAGAACAATTTTAGTCTTGGCCGTTCAACAGAGATTACAAGAGATGAACTCAAGTTTACTAAGTTTGTCCAACGACTGAGAAAAAAGTTTACACCACTGTTCACAGATTTACTCAAGACACAATTAATACTCAAAGGAATTGTGACTTTAGAAGAGTGGCCACAAATAAAAGAACATATACAATATGACTTTTTACAAGACGGTCACTTTGCAGAGTTAAAGAAAGCGGAGATACTCAAGGAACAGTTAGATACTCTGCAAACTGTTGAGTCATATATTGGAACTTTCTTTAGTAAAAAGTGGGTGCAAAATAATGTGTTAAATATGACAGATAGTGAAGTTGAAGATATGCAGAAACAAATTAATAAAGAGGCTGGACTTGACCCAGATGAGGGTGGAGTTGAAGTTCCAACTGATACTGATGGTGTAACAAGATACCCATCAGTGGATGGAGCCCCGATACCAGCAGATGATTTAGCAAAATATCAAGGTGAAGACCCACCAGATAAAGGAGAAAAATAATGAGTACAAACGAGATAGTGGACGCGTTATCAAACAACAACCATTTAGAAGCTGAGACTGTTTTTAAAAATGTAATGCAACAAAAAATTGGTGACGCACTAGAAGTAAAAAGAAGAGAAGTTGCAAACAATTTTGTAAAAACTAAGGTAGAGGACAATGCCGAGGAAGTTTGATGAACTATATGCTCGTGTGTTAGAGAAAGATGAGCATAAAAAATCTAAGGAGTATAAAAAATTATCTCCGAAGATGAGAAACGCAGTAGATGATATATTTAAGAAAATGGACGCTAAACCCTCAGATTTCCTAAATACTTTTGATAAAACTATAACTGCAACCTCAAAAAAATATAGAGTTCCAGAGAAAGAACTCATGAAATATTTTGAAAGAGAAATGTTAACAATCTAAGGAACAGACATGGCTTTAAAATTAGTAAGGTTCATAGGTAGTATTACATTAGGTGATGATAATGCCTCTGGAATCGAAATCGGTAAACTATCAGGAGGCTCTGCGTTTAGAATAAGTGAGTTTGGAGGTCAGGATATATTTTTCAAAATTACACTTAATTCAGATAGAACAGCAGTCACCGCAACAAACGGAATGTATTTAAAGGCTAGCACATCCATTACAGTAGTTCCAGAAGAAATAATAAAAAATGGTGAAGGTAAAGTGTTATTAGATGGAACAGACAGTTCAAGTTCAGATGCTGGTTCTTTTGTATCAACAGAGGACGCAACTGACGCCTCAAGTAATGTTGGTAATGCAATTCAATACAATTTTGGACAAACTTCTTACTTTATCTCTATCATCAATGAGACTTCTGGTAGTAACGGTAAAGTGTACATACAAGAAGTTGCACAACACGGCACTATGTAAAAGGAAGATAGTATGAAGTTAATATCAGAACAAATAGAAGGCGTTGAGTACATCACTGAGGAACAAGATAATGGTGACAAGTCTTACAAAATAAAAGGTGTATTCATGCAATCAGAGGTAAAAAATCGTAATGGACGAGTATACCCATTTGAAGTTCTCGATAAAGAAGTAAAGAGATACAATAAAGAATATATTAATGAAAAACGTGCATTTGGTGAGTTGGGACATCCTGACGGGCCAACTGTAAATCTTGAACGTGCATCTCACATGATTACA